AATGCTCGTTGATTGGGTTTTCGATATTAAACCGAATACATCATTCATGGATGTGGATCCGGCAATGGATCTGATCAAGTCAAATGAAGCCGTTAATGTGCTAAATACGGCGCTGAATGCCAATGTCCTTTATCAATCATACGGTATAATAGTTGCTAAAGGATTTGATGAGCAAGAACAAGAGAAAGTAAAGGTCGGAGCAAATCGTACTACATTCATTGGCGAGGATCAAGATATCAGTATTGAAGCTCCGCCGGATACAATGGAATCGATCAATGCTACAGTAAAAACTCGGATCCATGGCGTTTCTCTTAATTATCATTTACCACATGGATTTATCGAAGAAGAAGGCGTAGCCGAATCAGGAGTTGCTCGAAAGATCAGGAATGAAGAATTACAAACAGATCGAAAGGGCGATATTGTACGCTGGAGAAATACCGAAGAAAGATTATACGAGATTGAGAAAGCGATTGTTAAAGTGGATCTTCAAATTGATCTACCAGATACAATCTCTATTGATTACACCGAATCAGAAGAAATATTAACCAACGATGAAAGACGTGCCCAGGAAGAATACGATATGAAACATGGTTTCCGATCTGCCGCAGAGATATTACATGAAAGTGACAAGGATCGCTATCCTACGATCGAAAAAGCACAGGATCAGATCGATATTAATCGTGGTGCCAATACGACAGAGACAGATACCGATAAATTATTAAGCAAATTAGCAAGTCCCCTTGATCAGGTTTAATGGATATAAAAGATCAAGCCGCAGTTGAATTTGGTAAGGCAATCGACAAGATGAGGATCGAAGTCTTGAAGCGATTTGAGCAATTCAAAGACCTGCCACAAGATCAGCTATTGTTCTTGATCTCATCTGATATGCGTAACTACGCAATGAATACGATCGGATTTAAAGGGGATATCGAAGGTCTCATGGGAAGATATGAAGACCTATTATCTGGAACAGATATGATTCAGCCGTTATCATCAATGACATTACAAGCATTTCATAACTTTGAAACTGCTAAATGGTTAGATAAATCAAAGATCGAACTCGGCGCCCTGGAGAAAGAGTTATTTACCGCTTCGAGCAATGGGATCTGGAATAAATCAAAGATCATCAAAAGATTAGAATCTGGAGTTCATGGTGCCCTTACTCCTAAGCAGATCAATACAGAAGTAACTACTGCTATGAGTACTTACAATAGATCAATCGGTTACTCTATGATGAATAAGATGCCAGCGGAAACTAAATACGTATATACCGGTCCTTTAGACGGCAAGACTCGAGACTATGGATTGGAATTAATGGGTTATGGAGCATTGACATTAGCAGAGATCGAATCTACGGCTCCGGAATCTTTAACCGATGGATGTGGTTTTAATTGCCGTGGTCATCATTGGGCATTGATCACTGAAGAAACTAAATCTTTAAAACAAGATGCTAAAGTCCAAAGGAATGTCAATAAATTAAAAGAAGACAATAAGATCAAGGCGAAAGCCAGTGCTAAAACTGCCGTAACCAATAAGATCAAGGCAGATAAACAAGCGCTATCTGATCTAAAGAAACAAAATGCTCAATCAGCAAAAGAATTAGAATCGTTACAAAAGAAGAATCTGGCAAGTGCTCAGGCATTAAAAAAGGCAGGGGTCAAAGTACCCACGAAACCTATCGCCCTCAATGTCAATCAACAGCGATATGTAAAGCAATATACACGAGGCGGTCATTCGATGAATAAACATTTAAGGGGCGGGAAACCAGATGAAATCGTTGGATCCGGCGCCTATCGTAAAAAGGTCTCGGTAAAAACGATCGCAAGGGATCTAAACAAAACCCTGGATCAATTACCTGATCATAGCGGAACCGTATATCGTGGTACCGGTAGACATCTAAAGAAAGATTGGAATGCTGATGTTAGAAGACTCAAACCTGGGAAGGTCATTACTGATAAAGGATTCTTATCTACGAGTACTAAGAAAAGTGCGGCAGATCAATTCGCAAGACATCGAGAGCATGGAATTTTCTATACTATAAAATCAAAGACCGGCAAGGGCGTTAAAAAATGGTCCTCATATAAACATGAAGAAGAAATCTTATTTAAAGCAGGATCTCGATTTAAAGTAATAAGTTCTAAAACTACAATTGACGGTACTCACAATTTATTAGAAGTAACATTGGAGCAAATATCGTGACAGATCCAACATTATTAGAGAAATGGGCAGAAGAAGGAGAATCAAGATTCGATGAATATCCTTGTTTAACATGTGCGAATCTGATTGATAATTTCGAGGAAACATGTAGAGCTTTTCCAAAAGGGATACCAAAAGAAATACTCAGCAATGAGAATGATCATAAGAAACCGGTCGAAGGTGATCAAGGGATCCAATATGAAAAGGATCAAGAATTATGAAATGGCTATATGAAACAATCTTTCTTATAATCGCCTTAGGTGGCGCCTTAATCGCTGGAACGTTTATCATTGTTATATTATCATGCATTGAAGAAGTAACGAGCTTTAAGGAGCAGTCTAACGCTAAAAACAATCATTCTAAAGGATCCGGAGAGGTAGATCATGCCTAAAAGCATGGATAAAGCGATAATTCCGGGATTTGCTCTCATGTTTCGATTAGGAACAGAGTTAGCCGATAAAGTAAGAAAGCGCACATCGGGGGGTAAAGATGTAGACGGATCTTCTTTTAAAGATTATACAAGAAAATATGCAAATAGAAAAGCAGGCGGGAAATTCAAAAGACAAACATCATATAGTACTACGCCTGATCTAAAATTAACCGGTGATCTCCATGCGGCATTACAAGTAGTCGAAGCTACCGATTTTCATGTAGATGTTGGCTGGAGTGATAGCGAGAGCAGTACGAAAATTTATGGGAATGCTTTAAATGGTCGAATGATCACTAAAGATTCTGATAAAAAGAGTGTCAGTAAGTTGAAGGAGTTCCCGTTCTCAAGTGATATTGAGAAATGGTTCAACAAACAACTTGGCATTAAATTAGACAAACAAGTAAAGTTAACCAGCGATAAAATCATAGTTGATATGAAGATATAGCAGGCAACTAATTTTCAAACTAACTCATACAAGAGGTAAAAATGTCAAAACAATTAATAGTAGATCCTAATGGAGTTCAGCCCGGTGCTGAAGGATATGTGGATACCTATCAAGTTGAAGCGCCACCTGGACCGGGCGTAACCGATCCTCCTCGCAAACCTGGCGATACAGGGAATGTGGATTCAGTTCCATATCATAGATTCAAAGAAGTAAATGACGGTCTTGTTAAGACAACGACTGATTTTGCTACATATAAGAAATCGACGGAAGAAAAATACAAAGATCACGATACGCTTGTGAAATATAAAGCAGATCGAGAAGCCGAACTCGCTGAGGAGCGTAAAACTGTTGGGAAGCAATTCCTAAACGGCTTTAAAGATATTAAAGATCATGTGGATTTCAAAAACGCTACTATCGGGTTTAAATTACCAGATCCAGACAAAGACGGGAAGTACGATGTTACGGGAATGGATCCAGAAGACGCTTATTATAACCAAAAGAAATTGGAAGAGTATAAGAAATTAGGACTCTTTAAAGACGGCGAAGGTGGGCATAATGAACCGAAATCTGGTGAAGGTCATGGTGGTTATAAAACTCGAAAAGAATTGAGCGAAGCTTATAACAAGGGCGAGATTAGCGATAAGACTTATCAAGAACTATATAATAAATTTGATAAAACTTAAATGAAGGACGGAAAATCTCATGGCAAATGAAATTTTAACGGCTCAATTGCTTGAAATCATACCAGAAATTCAAGCGCAAACAATGGTTAAGTTTAATAATTCTGCTGGTATTCTTGATGCTATCACGGTTAAGAATACATCTGGCGTTAAAGGTAAGAATCATAAATTTGCCAAGTGGTCAACAATGGCAAGCTCTGATGTACAAACACCATCAGAAGGCGAAGCTACAACCACTAAAAAACAATTATCGGTTAGCAATGTTGATGCTACCGTAGCAAAACGACAAGTATTATTCTTCTTGTCAGATGAAGATTTGTTCTCTGTGGATCCAGCTCTTTTGGAATCTGCCGATTTGATTGAACAAATATCAGCGATCGGAGCAGATGCGATGCGCGCAAAAGTAGAAGATGAAATAGTTTCTTTATTCTCAACTTTTACCGGATCCGTAGCAGGCGCCGGAGTTACTTTAGCTCCTGATCACTTCAATGATGCAATTAATGTATTAAAAGGTTATAGAATGCGTGGCGATCGTTTTGGTGCTTTACATCCAAAACAAATGCGCGGTGGAAAAGGTATTGCTGATTTCTTGACCGGCGTATCAATATCTAATAACTTTGCCTCTACATCCTTACCTCAAGAAATGCTCGATAAGGGATATGTAGGGAAATACAATACATTCTCACTCTTAGAATCAACTGAAATCGACGACGATGTCTCAAGTGGCGGTGATGCGGCAGGTGCCCTGTTTTCAAAAATGGCAATCGGTCTACATCACAAAGGAATATCTAATATGGAATTAGATCGAGTTGCTGGCGCTGGTTATAATGTGTACTTAACCGGTTGGTGGAAAGCAGTATTGATTGAACCTGATTGGGGAGTTTATTTCTTAACTGACGTATCCTAAAGCGGTAATATTATGAGAAAAATATTCTTAATATTATTCCTGTTTGTTTTTGCGCTGAATGCTCAGACTACATCGGAGACATTTACAGAGCAAGGTAATACAAGTCAATCGATAGTAGGTACGATTACTTCTGGAATATGGAACGCCGGGGCGGTTACAAGCTCCGGTGACGGTACTTTTACTGATGTAATTAAATCATCTACCGATGGATCAACATTATCAAGTGCTACCGGTGTTGTGGGCGTTTCTTCAATATCTTCGTATAATAAATCAACAATTACTTTAACCGATTATGCAATGGTTATTACGGATTCTGAAGGATCCGGTGGGCATGGTGCTTTAAAGATAGTTGATTTCCCTCTCGGCATGATTTATGTGATAGGGGTTGTTGGAGATATGTCAAGTTCCGCTATTGCGGGCGCTGGAGCGACGAGTGCTGTTGATATGGCGCTTGGATCTGCGACGACCTTAACAGATGCGGAAACTCTGGGAAATGCCAATGTGGATTTTGTTGCGGCGGTTAGCGAGGACTTAATAGCAAGTGTTGGTGTTTACGATTTGGTAACAAATACCCCGCAAACTGAGGACGGTCATACTGCGGCTACTGATGTATATTTGTGCGTGGCAATTGAAGACAGCGATATGTCAGCTACGGGCTCTATTACATTGAGCGGTACGATAGTCATTACTTGGTTAAATACCGGCGATTATTAAACAATAAATAGGAACGAGATAATGAAAAAAATACTATTACTATTAGTAACACTGTTCATGGTTTCCGGCATTGCCCTTTCGCAAGAATGGAGATCGATAACAGTTAGTTGGAATGATTCTGTCGCTGACGGCGATAGTCTGCTTACCACAAGTAGCGATACGAGTGCTGTATTTGATTTGGTTATGACAGAGATCAAGCCATTCTCAAATACTTTAGCAACGTATTACCCCGAAACATTAACCTTTACAAGCACCGCTGTTCAATTAAATAGCGGAAACGATACAGAAGCTTATTTCAGATTGGAAATGAGCAATGATGCCGCATTCACATATCCGGTGGCGGTTACTGCAATCGATAGTTTGCAAGAGGCAGATGTTGACGAAATAACCGAAGCGCAAATAATAACAAATATGCCCTTGTTACGATATGGACGCATAATTGTTACTTGCAATTTGGACTCTGGGGATACTATTAGCGTAAGCAATGGGCTAACCGCAGATTACAGTAATTATTAAATAAAAACGGGCGGGTTTCGGCTCGCCCTTTTTTACATTAGGAGATAAGCATGACGTTACTATTCCAAAAAGCCGGCAATATAATTCGTAAGAATTTTGACGCCGCACCGAATGAATACTTCCGATATCTTAAAGAAGGATATAAAAGGGTAAAGGCAGTATTAAATGAAAAGACCGAAAAGATCGAATACAAACCATTGACCGAAAAGGAGTCGGATAAAGAAGCCAAAAAATTCAAAGCAACTCTAAAAATTAGGATTGCCCGATTTCAAGCTCAACAAGATAAAAAATTGGCTATTGAGACAGCGCTTGGTATTGGTTCAAAAACTGCTGAATCTGTTAAGGTTGAAAAACCCACTGAAAAAACGATTCCAGTCGATCCCGATCCGCCGGTACAACCCGATCCTCCGATCGAGCCCGATCCCAAAAAAGATCCGGCGAAAACGGAAGATCCTCCGAAGGATCCTAAAAAAACCACTAAAAAGGCATCTAAATAATGCCTGATTTATTTGAACGCTCGTATTGCTCGGAGAGTGATCTCCGGGCAATCTTGCCTACAATTGCTGAATATGATCGTAAACGGCAACTTACCGGTTGGTCTTTAGATTCTGTCTCACTCTATAAAGCCGGATCCACCGGAGCGATCGCTATGTTATATAAGAATGGATTTGAATTAGGTGCCGCAAAGGCATCAAAAGTATTATGTGTTACTGAAGCAGATTGGTATTACGACTCTGACGAGGATGTTGTTTATCTATTTACTGCTACGGATCCTAATGGATCTACGATTAAAGCCGGAACCGATTGGTCTGCCCTGGTAATTGCTGTAATTATTAAAGCATCTGAATTAGTAGAATCAATGATCGGCAAACCGATTATGAAAAAACGCTGGGGTACGATGAATTATGATCAAGTTATAATTCTTGGTACTGCGGCAATCGCTGTCGGCATGTTAGTTAGACCGTATAATTTCGATCTGGCATTACAATTACAATCAACTTACGATTCTGAAGGCGACGGAGATTTCTCTAAAGGATTACTACAAAAAGTTAGAGATGATGAAATAAGTTTATGGAATGAGATCACTCCTGAGCTGGGAAGTGGCGAATTAGTTGAAGCATCCATTGATGATCTTACTACCGGCTCGATTGATTCGATCATAGGCAGGGCTACCGGATCCGACATAATTGTTATAGAAATTACCAATGGTGGCACGTTTTCCATGGAATCGGCTATCGACATTACCTTTGATATCATTTTAAAGGGCGAGGACGGGCTTGGACGCTCGAAAGTCTATGAAAACGAGTTAATGACCGGTGACTACCAAGGATTGGCGTATGGGCTTAAATTTCGCTGGCATCCAGGCATCTATACTTTAGGAGATAAATTCTGGATCCGAGTATCTGGCGAAGAAATAACGACTCATAGGCAGATCAGAACTAAAGATAATACGATACGATAATGGATTATACAGAAACAAGAGATCAATTTGTTGCTGAACCATTATTGGAATTGATTGGTTTTGAGTTTAAAGATATGAAGATCGGGGAGATTCGAGAAGGCGAAGAATCAATTTCGATCAAAGACTTGCCGAGTACATTATTAGAAAAGCGATCACGATCACGGTTATATCAACATGTAATAGAAATCACTTATGATTACAAAGCTGGATCTCGATATAATAAAAAGATCAGAAAGCATCTTTCACATATAATGGCACGCATGCAAAGATTAGTAGATAACTATCGGGATTTTACGGTAGTACAAAACTGGATCGACGAAACGGGATTATGGGGTAATACTACGAGAAATTGGAGCGATCCAAATTTCCGTTATTGCTGGCATGGTGGCGGGATCGAATCTACTAATATGGATCAAGATTCAGACGACTTACAGTCTGATCACTGGCAGGTAGTAATGATTTTTGAATGTTATAGAGAGGATATCGATGTCTGATAAAATAATAGTTAAACTAAAAAATAAGAAAAAGCCCTTACCTCGCAGTAATAGTTTTTGTGGATATCACTGTTCGGTCTGGGAAGCAATTAATACGGGCGAAGAAGTTGAAGTTGATTTGATTACTGAATTCGCAAATCCATATGTTAAAACAATCATAGGAGAATAAACTATGACTCAAGCAGGTTCATATTCATTAACAGAATTCCAGCTTGCTTTCCAAAAGGAGGCGAATGCTGGAGTTAAAAATGTTGCCGCAATGCAATTAGCGAACATCGATTCTCTTGTTATGCCGGAAGCAACGCCGGTTATAATATCAGAAGTTCGCCATGGATCAGGGAAAACCTTGAAAGAAGCGGACGCATTTATTTGTGAAAAAGGTACAATGAAATCGATTACTTTTACCGGTATCGCCGATAATACAGTATTCCCGATGTTATTGGAAAATCTGATCACTAATACCAATGGTGGCGCACCTGGGTTTGTAGTTCCATATAATTACACGAATCCAGATATCGCTCACAATGGCGCTATCGCTAATTATACCCAAACATTAACGGTTGCTGTGATCTCTCCAATATCTGCTAAGACCGCAATTATGATTGGGGCTATTGTAACCAATCTAAAAAAGACGGTAGGCGGAATCGCTGATGAGAATGGCAGATCCAGATTCACATGTACTATAGAAACCAGATATAAGATTCAATATGATCAAGCTACACCGACGAGTCTTGCGGCTTACGGAGCAGGGTTTTATTATCTTACAAATTGGTCTGTTAAAACCTTTGCCGGAATATCAGATGTAGTAATTGACGGAGTTGAAGTTGAGATTGCCAATTCAGCAAAATATGACGGACAGCAAGGTTCTGATTCGGATCCGGAGATCATATCAAGAGGAAAAGAAATAGTAATTACGGTAATGGGATCTATTAAGTATGACTCTGATACTGCGGCTTTATACGCTTTAATGCAAACGGGCGATAAGGATCGAACTATCGAACTATCGAATGACGCTACCTGGCCAGATGCTACGGCTTTTGGATTTAAGGCAACAAAGGCATTTATTACCTCTATTGCTTTGAATGATAAAACAAATACATATCTTGATGTCACTCTTAGGATCCTGGCACCAACATCGGGTAACATGTTTGAATATCTTTGTAATTAACATCATATTTTAAAAGGAGCTATGATGAAAGTAACGATCTATGAAGTAGAAGGAAAAGAGAAGACAGATAAAGTGATCACTGAATTGGAAATAAATGAAATTAAATTTCCACAAAGGCGGGCACTTCATGTCTTAAATAATAGACGGTTTGAAGCGCTAATTGGAAAGAAAGAAACTGGCAAGGCAGGATTTAAAGCAAGTATCAATCTGGATCATGAAGCATTCGGAGTATTTTATGCAAAGGTATTTGAATTATCAGGTATTAAAGATGAAGTTCTAATGGCTTTTGACGATGATATAGTCGATGTAATTCTTGAACAGATATACGAAGCATGGCAACCAGATGAAAAAAAATCCTGAGCGTTAGGTTAGCTTGCTGGATCGCTTTTAAGGGCGATCGCAGTGATCAAGGTTTGCCGATTGAATCTAACGCACTTGGTAGAGATTGTAAACTTGAAACCGTTGATGATATTTGGAATGAAATTTTTTGGTTTATTACTGAGCGATTACCAGCATTAAAAAAGCTCGATCAAACCAAGAAACGAGAAATAACATTAGGACAGGAATTATGGATCAATCAATTTTTCGATTCAAATTACATATTGGAACCCTGGATGATTGACTTAATCAGTCTTGTTAATACATCAATGACGAGCGGGATCCCAATCGCCACAAGTCTAATGGATTGCCCTGTTTTAGTTCTCGATTACAATAATATCATAACCGACGAAATAATAGCAATAAGGAATTTCTAATGGGTTTAGGATCAGGCATACGAGAATTTCTATATAGAATCGGAGTTAAAGGCGCCACAAAAGCCAAGAAAGAATTAAAGGGCATGGAAGGCGTCCAGAATAAGCTAATGAAATCGGCTAAAAACCTTGCCATTGCTTATATTGGAACTCGTGGTTTAACAATGGCGATCAGATCCGCAGTAAGCGAGATCATTGAAGCCGAAGAAGCTGAAGCTAAACTCAATCAAGTATTAGAATCTACTGGATTTGTTGCTGGAATGTCTTCTGATCAATTAACAGCACTTGCTAAATCATTACAAAAAACAACTACTTACGCAGATGATACGATCATAAAAGCCGAATCATTGATGTTAACTTTTACTCAGATCGGGAAAGATGTATTTCCAGATGCAATAGAAACCGTTTTAAATATGTCTACGGCAATGGGCACCGATCTTCAAAGCTCTGTAATCCAATTAGGAAAAGCGCTAAATGATCCAGTCCTGGGAATCTCTGCTTTATCAAGGGTCGGTGTTCAATTAACTGAAGAACAAAAAGAATCGATCAAAATGTTTGTTAAACAGGGCGATGTAGTCAGCGCTCAAAAGGTTATTCTCGGAGAATTAGAAACTCAATTTGGTGGTCTTGCGGCGGCAATGACTGATACAACCGGTGGATCTATTGCTCAGATGAAAAACGCT